ATTATCACCATCTCTTTTCACACTGGTGACAACAGAATCACCACCGCCTTGATTTGCTTTCTCTAATGCATTATCAAATGATTGTGAATTCATCATATCACCGGACATGTCATCTTGTACTACTAAGTCTTGATTGAAATCTGTACCTGTAGCAAATGCTAATTCTTCTTCTTCTTTCTTTTTTGCTGCTGCTTTTAATTCTTCTTCTTCTGCTGCAGCTTTTTTAACTTTTAATTCTGCTCTTTTCTTTTCAACATTATCAGTAGCCATTTTTGGTATTTGAGGTAAATCTATTTCGAATCCAAATATACCTGCTATACCTTCTACCATATTTAATATAAAATTAACTATACTTCCAACTGCGTTTACAATATGTGCAAATGCATCTTTTAGATGAGCAAACCCTAACATAATTACATCGAAGATAGATGTGAATCCCATTGCGTCTCTCATTGCTGCTAGTCCAGCATATATTAGACCGAATATAGCTGCAATAGCTAAGATTGGTATTAAGATTGGTGCCATTGCTATTAATACGGGTGTAATTGCAGCAATCATACTAGTAAACATCGAAACCATTCCAGGTATAAATGTTCCTAACATAAACACCTTAAATGCTTTTCCTATTTTGTTTAGCATAGTTGTTAATTTAATAACTGGACCAGAACTCATAATGCTTTGATACATACTTATAATTCCTGGAATAAATGTCTTCATCATAAAAATTTGGAATAGTTTAATTGCTTTAAGAATTTTTCCAATAAATCCGATAACTTTAGGTAAGAGTGCTAATGCAACACCTGTTAATAACATCCAAGAATCACCTAATCCACTCATTACCATTGAGAAGTCACCAGTAATTATTCCTGTAATTAAATCTACAACCCCACCAACTTGGTCAATTAAGCTCTCCATTATATCTTGGAAAGCTTCTGGGTCTAAAAAGAGTAATGCAAAACCAGCTAATCCAGCTAATACTCCCGCACCCGCGAGTGCGCCACTGATTGCGTTCTCCATATTGTTTGCGGTATCTTCTGCCCAAAAGGCTATCTGTCCTAATCGTGAGTTAGCTACTTCGTTTTGCTTTTGTGCTTCTCTTCGATTCTCTTCACTTTCTGCACTAGATTTAATTTGTTCTAACTGTTTCATTGCAAGATCTTGCGCTTGCATATCACCAGATTCAATAGCGTCTTTTAATGCTTGGCTACTTATGAAGAACTGTTCTTGTAACATTGCAGCGTTTTCTCTACCAGATTCATCTAGTCCACTAAATCTACCATTTAAATTTGCTAACTGTCTTTGTAAATCTAATTGTGCGGTAGAATCTGCTTCAAGTAATTTTGTTGACCTAGCATTTTCTTCTATTAAGTCTTCTAGCGTACGAACAACCGGGTCATTCTGTAATCTTTTTTCCTGGGCTTCTAATACTTTATCTACATTACTTAGAATATCTTCGGATTCTTCTAAACGGTCTGCGATAAGGTCTGCATTATTAGGGTCTCTTTCTAATGCAAACTTAACACCATTAATAGCACGACTTAAAGAATTAGCAAGAGTCGTTTGACCCCTGTTCATAGCTTCGTCTACTTTCTTCTGACCCTCTTGGAGTTTAATCTGAATTTGTTGTCTATCTAATTGTTTTTGAGCAACTTCTTTTTGTTTCTCTAGAATCTTATCAGATGTAGACTTCGGCGTTCTTGGCGCCGGTGCTTCTTTTTCTGGTTTCTTATCTTCTGCCATTTACTTTACCTTGAATGTTTACCATTTCCTTTATTATTTCCAGAATCATACTCTGTTAATGCTTTGAAATAGTTTCTTCTTGCAATATTAACTTTATACCAAAAGATATTCATACCTCTAGGATTAGAATGTTCTCCTATCATCAAAATGATGCAGGCGAATAATGGTATGAATATAAATTCCATTTATTATTTTCCGAATGCTTTACCAGCTTCACTAATACCAAAACAACCTAATGTCACTACAACAAAAGATGTGTATATTGTATCAGATATTTCTAATGGAACTCCGTCCATTGCTGTAATTAAATCAAAAATACCAAATGCAACCATCATAGAGAAAGATATAAATCCAACAATTGCTTTTTCATTTACATCGTTGTCATCTAAGAATATATCTAATACTCTTCTTTTCTTTCTTGGTGCAATAGATTTTTTCTGTGCTTCTGCATCAGCTTTCATCTTAGCAATTTCTTTTTCTTTCTCATATAGATTATTGATTAGTTTATCATACTTCTCTAAATCTATTTCGACTTCGTTTCTGCTATCTACATTTTCACTCATCGTTTATATTTCCTTTTCTGTTCTTCGAGTCTTTCGTTCTCCTTCTTTATATGCTCCTGCAAGAGGGCTACATATATCTCCCTCTCCCACGGTATCATATTTTCTAGCTCTGTTAAGCTATAGTTATGATGTTGCATCATCGCAAAATTCACCTTGTAATGATTTACAAGAGTATCATGCGAGAGGGCTAGGTAAAAAAACTTTGGAGTCCTTTTAACTCGACCTTATTCTCATGTCCACACTTTGGACATTTATATTCAATATCTTTTTCAACAGTTGGCATAGCTGAAAAGAATTCTGAAACCTTTGCAAATTGCGGAGAGCTTAAACTTTCATAAAAGTTAATTATATTCTCTCTAGTTTCATTCTTACAGTCATACACTTCCTCTTCATCATATATGCTTTCTGTGCAATCAACAATCATATCGAATACACTTGATACCTTTTCCATATCAGCTTCCTGATATTTTTCGGCTATATCTAAAGATGGAAATTGGAATGTCACACCTATCCTATCATCTAATTGTATTATATTAGATTCTGGCATTTTAGAAACCTTTATAGAATCTAAATCTACCTGAACAGATGAAACACCTCCACATCCTTCAGCTTGACATTTCATATTTAAATCAACTATTTCACCAACACTTTTGGCTCTTAGCTGTAAAAACATATATTCAAAATCAAATAATGTTAATCTTGAAACATCAATGTCTTCTTTTACGCAATCTTTAATTACGCTTTTTAAAGCTCTAAATGTTTGCTTTTGATCTTTCGATTCCATTGCAATCATAAGAACCTTTTCTTCTTTCACAGTATAAGGTCGAAACTCAATCTCTCGACCCGTAGACGGAACTTCCATTAAGTAAGTTGCCGTCTTCATTTGTGGCAATGCCATAATATTATCCTCTCATTAAGTTAAAAAATCTGCTGCCGATCTCAACGCAGAAGCTGTTGAACTAATTGGACCTTCTGGTTTGTATTTGTCATAAGCCCAAGTCACTGTGACTTCTTGCATTGTATTATCTGCAGTATTATCTAATTCAACAGCTGCTAAGTTTGTTGGAAAACATTTTTCCATTCTTACACCGTAAACCGGAATATTCTTCTGGTTTAATTGTTGAATTACCACATCAACCGAGTAATCGTTTTTAAATCCTACTCGATAAGATTCTGTATCAAATATGCCCGACATCCAAGTCTCAAACATATTCTTAATATAATAGTCGTTAGTTAATCTAAAAGTCATACTAACTTCTTCATCAATAAACGTTTGTGGATATTTATTCTGTTGTACATGCATATCTGCATCAAATGTAGATATTGTTCTACCTGGAAGGGTAGCTTTAGAACAAAGAATAGATATATCCCTTGGATCGTTTATTAAATTCTGTATACTAAATCCACCAGAAATAATTGAACCAACTATGTTCTCTGGATTTAAATTTAGTAAGGAAACTGCAGGTGGAGCAAAGATAACTTGGAATCTATTCTGTGGAGCTAACCCACCTTTCTTTGAGATGACTGATTTTATACTATCTATACTCATTAAGCTCTCCTAGCAATTTTAGCTGATTCAGTCCAAACTGCTTGTTTTCCTTTCTTCTTAAATTGTTCTGTCGGTAAGAATATAGCTATTTCCCAATCTGTCATTGGTACACGTGATATACGAGAAGCTACATGTTTACTTAAATAATGTTTAAAGCAAGGTTTAAATTCTTTATATTTTCTTACACCTTTTAATAATTTATACCTTGCACGTATTCTACTTTTATCTGTTATTTTAGCTGGTGCTGTTGCCATTAGCTCATCTAAAAATAAAGCTCTTGGTTTGTAATTTAAATAGTGTAGATTTAATCCATAGAAACCACCCTTTGCAGGTTCTAACATAATTGTCAATGGAAATCTATCGTAATACGGTAATGTCTCTTTAAACTTAGGATCGTAGAAATACATGTACATATTTCCAGCAAGAGTTCTTCCTACTTTATCTAATGCATCATCTTTTAAAACTTTCTCTCGGCTAACAGTACCAAGTTCTCTTACTTTCTTTTGAAACCATTTTTTACTTTGGTCTGTTCTTGTTGTAATTCCTGCACGGAATGCTTGCGCCGATATTGTGTCGAATAAACTTGCCATATATCTATTTATGCTAACTCTTCAGTAGTTTTATACCTAAATTCTTTAAAGTATCTTCTGTCCATACTTGGAATTTCCATCCCTTAGCATCAGCAAATTCCGAAGCTGCTGTCCATTTATCTGTATTTTTGACATAGGTTAATACCTCATTTAGATACTTTTTGGACTTTCTTTTCGGTTTTTTTGGTGGAACTGTTTCTTTTTTTGGTTTAATTTCAACTAAATAAGTATCTCCATTCTTCATTTGTATTAGTAAATCTACAAAATAACGATGTAGTTTCTTATCTATTTGGTACTTATAAGGTATAACAATCTCTTCACTATTCCAATATTGTACATTTGGATTGTCTTCACACCACCTAAAACATTGTCTTTCCCATAAAGAACGATACACGACCGCACTCGCGTCGCCCGCGTACTTTTCTTTCTTTTTAATTTTATATTTACCTTTGTAACTCATATAAATAAACCTATAAACATTTTAATAGTATTTATACGGGTAAGAAATGGCAGAAATAAATAAAGACAAAGAACCAGTTAGTAAAATAATAGCTTTCCCAAGATCTTTAAGGTCTAAAGCAGATGATAAGATGCCACATGTGTGTTTTTCACTTACAGGAAAAGCTACAGAAGCAGAAGGCTTTTCTACAGAATTAGAAAGAATTCATTTATATATTCCAGCAGGATTCCAAGTACAAGATGGTGCAAACTTTAATAGTTTAGAATTAGGTGCATTAATGGCTGCAGAGATGGTTAGGGATCGGGGTAAAGGAGTTAAAGCTTCAGATGTTTTTAGTGGTACTGATAAAACGGTTATGGGATTAAAAGCAATTGAGGGTATAACTGGTGATGGTGGAACTGCAGCATTAGGAGCAATGAGGCAAGGAGTAGCGTTTAATCCACAAACAGCATTAGCATTTGAATCAGTAAATTTAAGAACATTTGGATTTGCTTTTACTCTAGTTCCTGAATCTGCAGATGAAGCAGAAGATGCAAGACGTATCGATAACTTCTTTCGAAAGTATATGTACCCAACAACAGATACAGGATTCTCTTTAAAATATCCACCCAAATTTAAAATACAATTCTTTATTGGAGAAAAAGAAAATCCTTTTATGCCAATGATTCACGATTGTTATTTAGCAGGGGTTGATTCAACATATAATCCAGATTCGAATGCATTCTTTGTAGACGGACAACCAACAGCAATTAACTTAAGCTTAAGCTTTAGTGAAACTAAACAACTTACAAGAACAGATTTATTTAAGGATAGTTCTGGTGCAGAAGACCCAGCATTTGATTATAGTCGACCTGGTTCTTATCCAACTAAATAGAGGTAGTAATGGCATTTTTTAGACAATTTCCAAAAGTAGAATATGACTTTAATCGCGAAGGTGTAATTAATAATATGGTAGACATTTATAGAAGTGTTAGACCATTACAAAATTTTGTAGATGATACTGCAGCTTACATTTACTATGAAGTAAGAAATGGTGAAAGACCAGATATTATTTCAAATAAATTATATGGTAATCAAAACTTCTATTGGACATTCTTTGTAGTAAATGAAACTTTACATGATGGATTACAAACTTGGCCAATGTCACAAGAAGATTTATTTACATATATTGAAAGAGAATATGAAGGATATGCTATTACAACAAATCCAGTTATTCGAAGAGATAGTGATGGACTGATTACAGCATTTGAAAATTCTTTAGCAGGTAGTGTACCAGGAACAACAACAGGTAAATTTCAGTTAGGAGAAA